CATTCGATGTTACTATCAATTCTACGGTAGCTTCTTCTGGTGGAGAAGAAATGGAATCTACTAGTAGAATTAAGTATAATGCCCCCAAGGCATATGGCACCCAGGACCGTGCTGTAACCGCCCAGGACTACGCTTCAATCGTTAGAAGGGTATATCCTGCCACAAGCGACATTATCATCTTTGGAGGCGAAGATCAGGACCCTCCAGAGTATGGTAAGGTGTTCATTGTATTGAAACCACAAGACGCATCATACGTCACTTCTCTTACCAAGCAAGAAATTATTTCAGAGTTAGAAAAATATGTTGTTGCTTCTGTTGAACCAGTAATTGTTGACCCCTCTATTCTTTACGTAGAGTTAAGTAGTAAGATTTATTACAGTCGTGAGTCTACAGATCAAACTCCCGCACAAATTAGAGATAAGGTTATTGGTTCTGTTCAGAATTATATTAACACATCCGATACAGAAAAGTTTAATGGTAAATTCAGATACAGTAAGTTTATTGGCGTAATTGACGATGCTGACCGCAGCATTAACTCAAACTTGACTGAGGTTACAATGAGAAAGGATTTTTATCCTCAACTCAATTCTACTTTCTACTACGAGATCTGCTTCCAGAACGCATTTGATCCAGAATGTGATGGTCCAACCCTTTCTACGACTGGGTTTAGAGTAACTGAGTATCCAAATTTTGATGTCTATCTTGAAGATAGGGATGGCAAAATTGTCCTATATAGACTAGACACTATAACTGGCGAAAAAGTTGTCCTTGACAAGGAAGTCGGGGATATTGATTATGCAAAAGGCGAACTAAGAATGTATGATTTGACTATCATCAAAGGCACGTTCTTTGATAACAGAATCTCAGTTAGAGTAAAACCACTATCTAATGATATCAAGGCGCTCCGTGAGGTGTATCTTGATGTTGATGTAGCGAATTCAAGTTTCACCGCATATAAAGAGTAAGTAAATGCCTGCTGTTAAGACTAAGAGAATCTCCACTCTAATTGAGTCCCAGCTTCCTGAATTCATTTCTACTGAATATGAACTATTTGCCAAGTTCGTTCAGAAGTATTATGAAGCACAGGAAGTCCAAGGCGGCACATTGGATATTATCAATAATATCCAAAAATATGCAGACATTGACTACTACGAAAAAAATCTTCTAAAGCAGAATGATATTCTTTCTGCTACAATTTCTGCTGCCGACACAACTATCACAGTAAATGATGCTACTTCATTCCCACAGAAGAATGGATACATCAGAATTGGCAATGAAATTATTTTCTATGCTACTAGAACTGATACAGAATTTCTAGAGTGCTCTAGGGGAGTTAGTGGCAACACAACTCTTGGAGACTTGTATTCAGCGTCCAATTTCAGTAGCACAGAAGCAGCATCTCATGTTTCTGGTCAGAAAGTATATAATGTAAGTAATCTATTTCTCTACGCTCTAGTAAAGAACTTCGAAAATCAATATTTGGGTTCATTCCCAGAGAAGTATCTTCGTGGAGAAGTTGATAAGAGAACTCTTATCAAGAACATTAACAAGTTCTACAAGGCGAAAGGAACTGACAGTTCCATCAAATTCATCTTTAACACTATTGTTTCGCAGGATGTAAACAATAAACCAGAAGTATATAAACCAAAAGACTACACATATAAGGTTTCCAAATCGGATTGGGTCAACGTTTATGCTTTAAAGGTTAAGGTTATCTCTGGAGATCCAAAAAACCTCATTGGAAAGAAACTCATTCAAGAAGCAACCGATGAATATGGGTATGTTTCTGCTACTGTTGACAATGTAAAACCAGAAGGAACTTTTGACGGTGAGCAAATTTGGAATATTGTTCTTGCTCCAGAAACTGTCACAGGTGAGTTTGCTGTTTCAACTAAAACTCGTCTGGAGAGAAACCTATCACAAAATGATGGTGTTGGAAAGAGAGTTGATGTTTTTTCTACTATTGGATGGGGAAAGACTGGTTCAATCTTAATTGGCGAAGAAGTAATTAAATTCGAAGATAAGAACGTAACCCAATTTGTAATTTCAAAGAGGGGAGATGTAACATATAATCACCAAGAGGGAGTATCTGTATACAAACCAGTAATTATTTCTGGCTCTGGTGTAAATCTTCTAACTCTAGGTGTTGTATACAATCTTTCAATCACCGATCCACAACCATATTCTTTCACTGAAGATGCTGTTCAGGTATCAAATCCAGGATTTGAAACTTCTGATCCAAAAATCGTAAGAACTGGCACAAATCAACCAAGATGGATTCTAAATCAGAGTCTACCAATTAATGCTCCAACCCTTCCTAATGTTACATCTCAATTAGGTCAAACATCAACAGATGTATTAGCAATTTTTGCTGATGATCAATATTACTATATTACATCGTCTAGTTATCCATCACATAAAATATTAGATGGTTCCACTGTAACACAAGAAGTAAAGGATCAGAAACTTCTTCGTATTATCAGAAAGCAAGCGACAAGAACCACAGAAAAGTATAGGACACCCAAAACGGAAGTAGGATTACTTCTCAATGGTGTTCGCCTCTATTCTCATAGAGATGCAGAAAGTATTAGATTTGGCAAATTAGAAGAAGTAAAAGTAGATACTCAAGGAAGTGGGTATGCTAAACCACCATTTGTTCTTCTCGATGGTGTTCCAAACAAAGTTAGAGCAGTTCTTTCTGGTTCTGTTGTAGAGAGATACATCGTAGATACAAATGACACTTTCCCAAGAACACCTGTTATTGATGTAACTTCTGGTAGAGGCGCTGTTGTTCGTGCTGTTGTTACTGGTGATAAGATTACTAGTCTTGTTATCGAAGAACCAGGGGAGTATTATTCATCACCTCCTATCGTCAGAATTACTGACAGAAATGGAAAGGGTAGATTTGCCGAGTATACTTCTATTGTAAACACAGAAGGCAGACTAATTGGATTCAACAAATTAGCAGAAGGAAATTTCTACAATCAGAACACTGTTTCTGTTGAAATTATTGCTGTTGGATCTGGTGCTACTGCCATTCCTCTTCTCAAAGAATGGAACTTTAACAGATACGAAAAATTAAAAACAAAATTAGATCCAGAAAATGGATATGTATTTAAAAATTACAATAACGTTCTTGAGTATGGTTATGGTCAAGTAGCAAATCCAAAGGCACTCAGAGTTGCTTTAAATGATAATCTAGGTCCATCTGGACTGGAACCATCGACTAAAACACACTCACCAATCATTGGATTTGCTTATGATGGCAATCCAATCTATGGTCCGTTTGCTCACGAGAATCCATTAGATCCCCAGTCTCCTATTGTAAGGATGGCATCAAGCTACACAAGAAATGGATCTCGTCCAGGTGGACCATCAATTAATACTTATCCACTCGGATCTTTTGTTAATGACTACACCTATAGACATAAGAGTGGATCTCTTGATGAAAATAATGGTAGGTATTGCATTACCCCCGATTTTCCAGAAGGAATTTATGCTTACTTCTTGACAATCAATAGTGATCAGACACCTGTATATCCATATATTCTTGGTGAGAATTTCTACTCTCTCCCAGTAGATAGTAATTATAATTCTAACATCAATCAAAACGATATTCCTAAAGCATCTAAGAGATTTTTCATTCCTGGTATGCCAAGGAATGGAGAAGGAGTTTTTGCTAGAATCAACGAAGTAAAGTCTGGAACTATTGATTCAATTGTCATTGATCATTCTTCAAATAACTTCTCGGTAAACTCAAAATTCTATTTTGATAATAGAGGATCTGAAGGATCAGAAGCGGAGGCACTTGTAAGATCGGTTGAGGGCAAGCAAGTAAGTTATATCGATAGTTATGAAAATAAAGTAGTAAAATTGACTACTATTCAGAATGCCTACTTATTTACTGATGATATTCTGAGACAGCCATCATCTGGTGCTTCTGGTCAGATTGTTGGGCAAGTTAGAAATGATAATGAGATTGTTCTGAAGAACGTTATTGGAACTTTTGATAACACTGGAACTTTTTCTGCTGATATCAAAACATTCTTTATTCTTTTGGATCAAGATAGTTCCTATACAAAAGGCGCTATCCTTAGCTTGACTGATGGTATCAATCCAGCAGTCGCCACAGCAGAAGTATTGAATGGAACTAGTCAACAAAATACCGTTGAAATTAAAGTTCTTAGTGGAGATTGGTTGCTATTCAATCAAGGAGAATACTTCCTTCAGTCAAATGACTTCTTTAATACATCTGGAACGAGACCAGTAATTCTAACTTCCCTCAGTGATAACTTAGAACCATTTGAAGTAAATCAAAGTGTTGCTCTAGTCGAAACATCTGATAATCATGGTCTTGGTATTGATGATAAGGTCAATATCAGTATCTTCCCAGATGACTCTATCAAAACCAAAACATATTACTTGAGAAAAAGATTATATCAAAGAATAGTATTCAAGGCACCATCATACTCATCTGAGATCGAAGATACAGGCATCGGTAGATTCCAAATTTTAAATGGTGGAGCAGACTACGCACCTGGAACTTATAACAATATTCCTTTGACTGGAGGCACAGGAACTGGTGCCACTGCTAGCATTACTGTTTCCAGCGTTGGTGTTGTGTCTAGTATTATTATTCAAAATAAAGGAACTGGATATAGAAAGGCAGATTATCTGTCTGTTGATGATGAATCTCTGGCAAGATCCGTTGCTTCCCAAAGCACATCCAGATTTACTGTTTATGTAGATCATGTTGGATTTGCATCTGGATCTACAAAATTAAATGTAAAGTCTTCCACTAAAATTGCTGAGGGAGATTTGGTATTAATTGGAGATGAGGTAATTGAAGTTTCTTCTATCAATGGCAATGAGTTGACAGTATTGAGAGGACGAGAAGGTTCTTTAAACAAAGATCACTATAATGGTCAACCTGTAACTCTATACAAACCAAGATATAATTTTAGCAATGGATTCCAGATTGGATCTAACGCAACTTCTGGATATATTGCATCATATGATTACGAAACTCAAGAAGCAATTATTGTTTATGATTATCAGGTCCAATTAAGCAATGCGGAAGATATTAAGATAAGCACTACCTTCTTTGACTCTAGTGTTCCATCTAGATCTGTATCTGTTAAGTCTGCCGAATCAATCGGATATAAGTTTGAATTTTCCGAGGATAATGTAACATTCATTCCAAATCCAACTATTGACATTCAGGAGTTTTATCGTTACAAATTTGACACTTCACACTCTTCATTGACTGGGACATATTTCGATTTAAGTCCAAGTAAGAACTATAATTTAATTACCCAAGAAAAGTTAGCAACAACTATTCTACCAGGAAACTCTGGTGCATTTACAGAGGTAAAATTTGGATTTGGATCAAGAATTGCTTCCAATAACTACACAGAAAAAGTAGGAACTGATTTCACAAACTTCTACTACTTTGATAAGAATGGTATCGTAAATTCCGATGGCAATTTCTTCAGAATTATTAAAGATCCTCTTCAGGGTGAAAAAACTGTAATTTATGTAACGCCAAACCGATTTGTTTATAATGTTACATCAGCACCACTTTGGGATGGATCTGGAACTATCAATTACACAACGACTGGTCAATTTGCAGTTGGTAAGATTAATGACGTAAAAATTACTAATCTTGGATTAAACTACAAGAAAGTCCCCATTGTCCTTGGAGTAGATCCAAATCAAAACTTCAAGGCAACAGCAACTGTATTGTTTGATGAAGCAACAAAAACCATCACTGGTATTAGAACAGATAACAAAGGATCAAATTATGTAAATCCTAGAGTTGTTATTGTTGATGGCGATGGTGTAGATGCCGAGTTTAATATCGTTGTTAGAAATGGAGAAATTTTCTCTATTACAGTTAAGAGTCCTGGAGTTGGATATACGTATGCTCCTATTGTAGAAATTATCGAATCCGATGTTGAAGCATACATTAATAGTAACACGATTGGTCTCCCACAAAGTATTAGTATTGTTAGAAATGGCGGATCTTTCCATCTAGACAAAACAGTATCGTCTAAGTTTACTTCTAAGTATACAGTATCTCTTGTTTCTCCAAATGGAACTTTTAACAAAGGAGAAACTGTAGTTCAGAGAATTGGTTCTACCGAAGTTTCTAGATCTGTTGTATCCGAGTGGAGAATAGGAACCAATTTATTAAAACTTGAAAACGTAAGAGGAATTCTCAGAGAAGATGTAGAAATTGTAGGACTATCTTCTAGATCATCAGGAACGGTAAGATCTATTTTTGTAAGTTCTTTTGGGGAGAATATCTCAGCATTCTTCGACAACATTGGATATTATAATTCGGATAGAGGAAGACTTGGAGTATCAAATCAAAAACTAACAGATAGTTTCTTCTATCAAGATTATTCATATGTTGTAAAATCTAAAACTCCTATCGATCAATGGCGTGAACTTATCAAGTCAACGACTCATCCAGCTGGATTTAAGTTATTTGGTCAAGTTGACATTGAAACTAATGCTGGCATTGAAATGCCAGTTGAAGCACCAAAGGCATCTCACTTCAGTGTAATTCAACTCTGGGATCCAGAAAAAAATAAAATTACCATTGAGAATACTAGACGAACAATTACACAAACTGTTCAGAAGGTCGAAAACCAGAGAATTAGAAAGGGTGTTGGATCTGCTGCTACCTCAGAATTTAATTTTAATGAATCTCGTGCCTTCACTGTTACGCTATCAGCACCTTTTGATGGATATTACGATACAAAGGGAAGACTGCAAGGAACGACTACTTTTCAACTTTTAAACGATGGACTACCATTTACTCCAGCAAGTGCCAAAAATTTAATCATTACACTAGATGGTATTTTACAGGAACCTGAGACTGCATATACTGTATCTGGCGATACAATCACTTTCTCTAAAGCACCTCTTGGACCATATCAAAAACTAACTGGAAACAATCTATCAGAACTTACAAACTATCCTGGTGTAACTTTCTATGGTAGATATTTTACATTTAAAGATACTCAGTATAACAC